TGTTCTATGTTCGATTGCAGCAAAAGAACATAGAACATCCTACTGGTAGATTCATCAGTGATGACGTTCTAGCCAGATGGGACGTCTAGGATGATCGGAAAAGGCGTGAAGCTATCTGATATGCCACATGATCAGCTAATGATGATATGGCATAACATTGAGCAACAAATAGCTGAGCGCGAGGCTGTGTTTAAAAGTCCTGCTTTTAGACGTAAGTCTAAGGCTAAAGTCGGCAGAGGGCTTGTTAATAATCCGCCTCAACCTAATAAAGCTTTCATGGCTATGAGAGCTTCAATCAAATCAGAATTAGATAGAAGGAAGATATCAGAATGGACATGAACAGAGGAATGATTCGTTATCTGCGTGCTCACGTGTTTGACGCAGAAGGCAATAGCAGCGTGAGTCAGCAGAGTATTAGCGATGCTGAGAAGGTAGCTCAGAAGGCTCAGGATGATCTAGCTGCCGCTAAGGCTGCTGAGAAAGCCGCTGCTGAAGCCGCGCGCAAATCGATCAAGGTCGAAAGCTATTCGAAGGAAGATGACGACAAAGAAAAAGAAAAAGAACAGGATGACGATGAGGATGAAGACGAGCCTGAGGACGATGAAGACGAAAATGATGATGAGGAAGATGACGAGGAAGATGCTGACAACATCAGGAAAAAGCCTACGGCTGCCGAAATAGCAGCCGAACAAGCTGCTGAGAAGGAAGCTAGGCGAGCAGCACGGGTTGAAAAGCGTATCAACAAGCTTACAGCTCAAGCTAAAGCGGCAGAGGATGAAGTTGCTCGGTTGCGTGCGCAATTGGCTGAAAAGCCTGTTGAAGGTTTGACCGAAGAAGAGGTTGACCGCAGAGCTACCGATAAAGCGCTTAGCTTGGCAAAACAGAAAGAGATTGAAGCTCAGCAGAATGCTTTCGATGCTAAGGGTGATGAGCTGTCTAAGGCTGCTACCAAGATTGATAAGGATTTCAATCGCAAGATAAATGCCGCTGCTGAAGAATGCGGACTCATGCCGCGCGAAATGATTGAATACCTTTCTGATCTTGATAACAAGAATGGTGGCGACGTTATTGCCCACATTGCAAATGACGTAGATTTGTATGATGAAATAATCTCTCTTACTCCGCGCAAGCTTGCGGTAAGGTTGGAAAAGTTGTCAGAAGAATTGAAAGCCAAGCCTAAGGCGACTAGGACGAATGGGAAGCCCCGTCGCGAACGCTCGAATGCACCGCCTCCTATCGAGCCTATCACTGAGGGAAATACACATCGCGGCAATACGTTGCCTAAAAATCCAACTCAGAATATGGATGAATATGCTCGTATCAGAGCATTGCAAGTGGAAGCTCGAAACAAGGCTAGGGGTTATCGATGACCGATAACCTAGCAGAAGCTTTGAAGGTGACTATCCCCATACAGGAAATGGGGATAGATCGAATACAACTTAATCTTAGAAATATGAAACAGTTCCCATTATTTAGAATATTGGGAACTGATAAGTGTAACTTTAATCTGGATTTACTTTTTGAGGGATACGGGTTTAAATTTGATATAGGTGCTGACAATCTATCAGCCTATATTAATAAATTAAGCATGCCGAAATTTCATGCTCTGATACTTCCCAGAGGCGTTGCTGATGCTCAGCATCAAGTCAACGGGAACGTTATTGGCCGCTATCTGACTCATTATCATATCGCAAGTGATACGATCATTGAGCGTTGGGATTTGCTAATAGAATGCAAGGTATGGCCTGATGCGAGAATTTAACTGCGCTTATTGCAAAGGCACATATCGGACTGATACGCCAGTCGAAAAAGCTAAAGAAGAATACGACATTAATTTCAATGATCCTGTGAAAGACGACTTGGTATCACTCTGCGATGATTGTTATGAAATGTTTTGGCAATGGGCAAAAATCAACGCTCCGGAGCTGAAACGGTCAGTCTAGCCTCTTGACTTGTTAAATCGACCGTGCCTTATTGTGGGCATTGGTGACTTGCGCCACCTTTCGCGCATGGAAAGTACGTTACACCGTCTTGGCTCCGGTTAAAGGCCATGGATGCTTACAAATGGGCTGATAAGCACAGCCATTTAAATTCCAGCATTCATGATCAACCTTTAATCGGGGCTTTCACAGCATGGCTAACACATATCTTACGATTGACATGATCACTGCTGAGGCAGTGCGTCTGTTCAAAAACTCCAATCTGTTCGTTATGAATATGGATACCCAATACGATGGGCAGTTTGCCATCGATGGGGCCAAGATTGGTGACACTCTCCGCATTCGTCTGCCGTCTGACTTTATCGTCACAAGCGGCCCGGCAATGCAGCTTCAAGACAACACGCAACAGTTCACCACATTGACTGTTTCTACACAGCTCAATGTTGCGACTCCCTACACCACAGCAGAACGCACAATGTCTATCGACAATTGGGCGGAGCTGACTGGTGCCCCAATGATCAACAATCTTGCCGGTAAGGTTGCTCTTACTGTCATGCTTGGTTCGGAGGGTGGTGTCTGTAACTTCGTATCGAACCAAGATGGTGGTGGCTTCATCACCACTCCGACATCTGATCAATTTGTCGGCGCAAACGCTGTGCTTGATGACAACGGCGCCTACATGGGTGACCGCCGCATTGTCAATAGCCCGACTACCGATGCTCGGACCACAACAGCCCTGCAAGGTCTGTTGAATCCGACGCCTGAGATCAGCCAGCAATTCCGCTCTGGCATGATGAAGTCTGGCCTTGGCTATGATCGTTGGTTCCGCGATCAAACCGTCATCACTCATACGTCTGGTACTTACAACAACGCATCTACAGTGACAGGCGGTAACCAAGTTACTGGCACTGGCGGCGGTACTATCAACGTATCTGCACTTGGCGGCAGCTTGCGTGTTGGCGACATCGTGACATTCGACGGTGTCAATGGTGTCAACCGAGTTACCAAGCAGTCTCAGGGAACGTTGCGGCAGTTTGTTATCACTGCCAATGCTGCTCAAGGTTCTACCTCTATCAGCATCTATCCGGGATTGATTCCGTCTGCAACGTTTGTTGCTGGTGGTCCGGATCAGCAATACCAGACTGTTGATGCGTCGCCGTTGAACGGTGCTGCTCTGCGCATGGTTACCAAGTCGTCTGAAGTGTATCGCAAGTCGATTGCTTACACTCAGAAGGCCGTCACCATGGCGACCGCTGACCTTGTACTCCCGCGCAAGGCAATCGAGGAAGGCGCGCGAGCCAACTACGATGGCATCGCGATGCGTATTATCACTGACTACCTGCCCATGAGCGACCAGCTCGCAACACGTGTGGACGTGCTCTTTGGGTACAAGTACATCCGGCCGGAATGGCTGTGTGTCGTCGCTGATAAAATCTAAGTCAACTGAAAGAGGGACCTAATCAGTCCCTCTTTCTCAATGAGAAAGGAAAGATAAAATGCCTCCTAATTTTATTGATCAGGCTGCGCTTCGTGGTAGGCCCGGTGGCAGTGATTGGACGGATCGCCATATCAGAACGAATGACCGAATTGCAGCGCAAGACGTGATGTTCGTTCGCCCTGGCACGGTTTGGGATGTTGATAATCCGCATCCTGGATTCGGTACTGATCCGAATATCATCAACGAGCTGGGACACACCCATTATCCGAAATGGGTTGAGGCTAAGGACGGTCGCGGACGAGTGATCGTGCGAAGCCCTGATCAGGAGGAAGAAGCCACTGGCATTCGCCCTGATATACAATTGCCGCAAGCACCTAGGCGCGGGAACGATTGGTAATGGCACCCACGGCTAGAGACATCATACAGCTAGCGCTAAAAGAAACTGGTGTCATAGGCGTTGGTATGACGCCTAGTGATACCAACCTGAATGATAGCTTTATCTTGCTTCAACGCATGATAAAGGCATGGCAGGTTAAGCGCTGGATTGTTCCTAATCTGTATGAAGTCTCTATGCCTGGGAACGGGCAAGAGTTCAATTTGATTGGTCCCGGTCAATATTGGAATTGCCAGCGTCCGAGAGAGATACAAGCTGCTTACTTTAAGCAGATTGGCAATGGCGTTAGTATTAATGGTCCAAATTCTGTAAGCTTCAATTTGAGAAGAATTTATAGTTATGAGAATTATGCGCAGTTGGCTCTAAAGGAATTAGAGTCATGGCCGCAATTCTATTTCTATGACAATAGCTATCCTTACGGCAAAGTTCGTATTTGGCCTATCCCTGATAGCACATATCAAATCTATCTGGTGCTCAAAGCTCCAATAGGATTTGATATCGAGATTGCAACCGGATCGATAACAGCACATGGCGCGGGCTATATTAATGGCGCGTATCCGGCCGTCCCTCTGATAACGCTTACTGGTTTTGGCAGTAACGCAACGGCTGACGTTACTGTTGCCGGCAACGTGGTCACTCAAATCAAAATCGACGATGGCGGTAGTGGATACGAAATTGGCGATCAAGTAACAGTTGATACTACTGTTATGGGAAATGCTGGTGCTGGTAGCGTTTTCACTGTTAATAATACGCAAGCTAGCATCGATACGCCTTTCAATATGCCTCCTGAATACGAGGAAGCAATACACTACAATCTGACAGAGCGGCTTATTAGCTTCTTTAACTTCGCTCCTGATCCGTTCAAATCAGCTCTAGCTAAAGGCGCTCTGAATACGATACGCAAGGCTAATGCTCAGGTGCCCACAATGAGCATGCCTGCACCATTGCAGCGTAATAACCGAGGTTCGCAGTTCTATATTTTCAACGCTGACGCTCGCTAGGTCTTGAAAATGCCTTTGTTTGGTAATAGCAAATTTTCCAAAGTAGAGAGATTTGCTATGCAGATCGGGCTTAAACTTGGAAAACTTACTGTCATTGAGCGAACAATGCTTCGTGATTCAAAAGGTTATGTACTTTGGAAAACTAAATGTGATTGCGGTAGCGAGCAATTAATGCGTTCTAGCGCAGTAAACCCTAATTATAAAAGGCATAATGTTTCATGTGGATGCCAAGCATATGAAACAAATAGTAAGAAAGAGACAACGCACGGTTTAAGTCGTGGAGCTGGCAACAGCATCTATATTATTTGGCAAGGGATGAAAACTCGATGCTTAAATAAAAATTGTTTCGCTTATAAAGATTATGGTGGTCGTGGTATCAAAATTTGTAATAGATGGTTAGAAAGTTTTGAAGCGTTTTATGAGGATATGAAAGAAGGCTATAAAAAAGGACTTACTCTTGAACGTAAAGACGTAAATGGAAACTATGAAAAATCAAATTGCATTTGGATTACACGAGCAGATCAAGCTAATAATCGAAGAACTACTATCTATGTAGTTCATCCTTGGTTTGGTGAAATAACGATTAAAGATGCTGCTAAAATTGTAGGTATTAGTTGGCAAGCTATGTACACAAGAGTTAAGCATTGGCCCGAATATCGTTGGTTTGAGGATGCAAGGTAATGGCGCGAATACAAATCGCGGGAGCCCCATACGGCAGTAAAGCGGCGATCGCCTCCGGTCAAGAATGCGTCAATCTATATGCTGAGCTTAATGAGGCAAACGACCCTCAAGCGCCTTCGATGTACACTTATTATCCGTTCGCAGGGACGGATTTATATGCAGCTCCGATACCCGCTAATCCGAATACTGTCAGAGGCGAGTACCGAACTAGCATAGGTACCGCTTACGTCGTTATTGGCGGTAAGCTTTATACTATCGTGAATGACAACTTGGTACTTATTGGCTCTATAGCTGATTTGCCAAGCCAAGTGTATTTCTCCGACAACGGCATTGTGTGCGTTTTCGTTGATGGCGAAAATGGTTATGTCGTTGACATGACAACTAACGAGCTTGGGATTATTATCGATCCTAACTTCTATGGTGCAGATTGGATTGCGCTTCTAGATACGTTCTTTTGTTTTAATAGACCGCTGACCAATCAGTTCTATATAACAGGCTCAAACGTCAACTACGGTCAGCTAACAAATACGGCCATATTGAATGGCACTATTACTACTCCTGGCGCCGGCTATACAAACGGCACCTATAGCGAAGTGCCTCTAACAGGCGGCTCAGGGACTGGCGCTACTGCCGAGATCACTGTCACAGGCGGTGTGGTGACAACCGTATTGGTTGACTCCGGAGGGCAGAATTACACGCTTGGCGATGTATTGAGCGCTGATACCGCCAATATTGGCGGAACTGGCGCGGGCTTTGTGTTCACAGTAAACCAGATGGATAGCGCGTTTGATCCGCTCGATATCGCGGCTAAGTCTGGCTTCAATGACCCTATTGTGGGCATAGTTGCAATACATCGCGAGCTTTGGCTTATTGGTGCATTAACAACTGAAATATGGATTGGCACTGGTGCTGCTGATTTCTATTTTCAGGAAGTTCAAGGCTCGTATATCAATCATGGTTGTCTTGCCAAATATAGCATAGCGACCGCTGACGTTGTCGTGTTCTTTCTTCATCAAGACTTGCAGGGTAGCTGCAAAGTCATGATGGGGCAGGGATACGATATCACTGAAGTATCGACGCCTCGTATCGTATCTGAATTTAAGAAATACGCGAAAAGCTCATTGGCTAGTGATGCGATTGGAATGTGCTTCCAATTAGAGGATCACGACTATTATGCTATCGTATTTCCAACGGCTAATAAAGGCTGGATATACGATATCACCACTTCATCGCAAGGTACCGCTAAATTCTGGTATGAGTGGAATGCGACCGATATCAATGGGAATTTGAATAGGCCGCGCGCTAACTGTGCAATGTTCTATAATGGTAAGAACATTGTTGGTGATTTTGAGAACGGCAACTTGTTGCAGCTCGATATCAATAGCAACTTTGATGTCACTAGCGAAGGCTCGTTTTCCATACAACGCATTCGAACGTTTCCGCATAGTGTCGATCAAAACGAGCGCGTTAGCTATCGCTATTTCGAAGCGGACATGCAAACTGGCAATGTACCAGAGGGAGAGATAGCTTACATTTCGCTTAGTTGGTCCGATGACAAAGGATTAACTTATAATGATCCTATCATTCAAGAGTTTTCGCAGATAGGTCAAACCGATCTAGTACCAACATGGTGGCAACTCGGAATGGCTCGCGATAGAGTATTCAAGCTATCATGGAATAGCGACATGATAACTGCTTTGAATGGTGGCTTTACTGATACAAGGGCGAGTAGATCGTAATGGCGAATCCTACTGGCGGCAGTGGAAATACAAGGCCAGTACCTAACGTTACTGCGGCCCTTGGAACAGTGATGCTTAATGGAAAGCCGGTTGATGTTTTCTGGAAAGCTCCGTGGTCACTGTTCTGGCAACAGTTTGTGCAACAAGCTGCCGCTGTCGTCAATATCGCTGATCAAGGCTTAGGTTCGCCTTATACACCCAATCAGAAAGGCAATGTTATTATTACCGGAGCCTCAAGCATCACTCTTGTTAGAGGAACTGTTTCAATAACGCTTACTGGTCAAAAGATAATACCGATGTCTATTGGTGACACATTGGAATGGACTGGAAATGCAACTGTGCAATTCTTAGGTGATTCATGAAACTTGATCCGAGCATTCTTAGCAGCTTGAGCAACCAAAATCTTGGTATCAAGCGTCTTATTGATCTTGAGAACAATGTTCTTAAGAAGCATGATCAAGTTGACATTCCCGTCAGGCATGATTTTAGCAAAGGCGTATATGCGCGGACTATCACTATTCCGGCTGGATTGATCATTACCGGAGAAATCCACAAATACGAGAACTTGAATATTCTCTCGAAAGGGAGTATGCGGGTTTTAGTTGGCGATACGATCGAAGAAGTTGAAGCACCTTTCATTACTGTGTCGCCTCCTGGCACTAAACGTATCGCTTATACTTTGTCGGAATGTGTGTGGACATGCATTCACGGCACAAATGAAACCAATCTCAATAAAATTAAAGACGAGTTCATAGCAGCTGACGAAAAAGAGTGGCTTGAATTTTGCGGCGCTAATCAATTGAGGTTGTTCTGATGTCCTGGATAGCAACAGCAGTCATAGGCGGTAGTGTTGTCAGCGCTGCTGTCGGCGCTTATGGCGCTAATACAGCAGCAAGCGCACAAGAGCAGGCGGCAGCCACAGCGGCTAATGCTCAGCTCTCTATGTACAATCAGACTAACGCCAATCTTGCACCGTTTCGCAATATCGGCAATCAAGCAGCAACTCAACTTGGTAATCAACTTACCAGTTTGACGACTCCTGTTTCAGTCAATCAAAATGATTTTGTTAATAGCCCGGCTTATCAATTCTTACAGTCAACAGGAATGAAAGGCGTTACGAATAGCGCCGCTGCTAGAGGACTCGCTAGTTCGGGAGCTGCACTTAAAGGTGCTGCTGCTTTCGAGAGTGGTCTAAACTCGCAATTCTATCAGCAGGATTTCAATAACCAAGTAACCAATCAAACCAACGCATTCAATCGCCTTAGCTCGCTGGTGAACGAAGGCGAGAATGCCGCCGCTGCTACTGGTGCCGCTGGTACATCAGCCGCTAATGGTATCTCGTCTGCCGCGACTAATGCTGGTAATGCTGCCGCCGCTGGCGCTAACGGCGTTGCTTCTGCTGTTAGCGGCGGTGTCA